GCTTGCCATGCACAACATCTTTCCCGAAAAAGAGATATATGCAGAACTATATTATCTGAGATCTGGAAAGAAAAAAGGTCATCTATTTTCTTTAGATGATATAGAAAATGTAAAAGTTAGAATATTAAAAGCCATTAATAGCATAATCGCAGACACCAACTTCCTGCCAACCGCCAACACAAGAATATGTAGCTATTGCGACCACGCAAAGAGCGAAGCTTGTGGAACTGGCGTCTTTAGAAATAAAAAGAATAACTTTAGATAAAAGAAAAGGGGCCGAATAATCGGCCCCAGATCTTTTTATTTTAAATACTGATCAGAAGTCAGTAACTGGATTTTCTTCAGCTGACAACCAAAGGTTGAAATCTTCAAACTCAGTAACCATCTTGACTGCGGTTCCATGATTGAATCCCAAAGTTGAGGTTAAGTCTTCAATGATTTCTTCATTGATGTTCTGATTGATACTGTTGATGATTGTTGTTAGTTTGTTCATGATGGTCAGTATATCTCTTCCTGTTTGTATTTGCAACACAAAGTGCAAATATTTTGCTTTTTTTATTTTTATGGTGTATAATTTATATCACCACATGTTTACCCTATGAAGGATATCGAATGAACATAGAAGTTGTCAAGCCGGAAGACTTTTTTTTGGAAAAATCTTCCTTCAAGAAGCATCCCAATCTTAATAACATTAGAAATAAATCAATCAATTCTGAGGTCATAGAAAATGATGGAGTCATTGCTCGGAAGAAGGGCAACGCTTACCAGTATACAAGGACCGGATACAGGAAAGATATTGAGCTAAATGTCAGGTCTAGCTGGGAAGCTAACTTTGTTAGAGTTTTAAATATTTACAAAATAGATTTTAAGTTTGAGCCAACTGTATTTCCATTCCCAATTAAAAGAGGAACCCGAGCCTATACTCCTGATTTCTTTTTAACAAGAAATAATGAGTGGATAGAGATTAAAGGGTATCTTGATGATAAAAGTAAAATAAAACTAAAAAGATTCAAAAGATATTATCCTGATGAATTTGCAAATTTAACATGTGTGATAAGCAAATATTCAAACGAAGCTAAAAATTTCATGGCAGAAATAGAAGTTTCTAAAATAGTCTTCTATGAAGATATAAGAGATTATTATAGCCAATATATTATAAATTGGGAAGGAAAAAAATGACGAGCTACAAAGAACAATACTACTCCTTAGCAGAGCAGGAAATGCAAGACCTAATATCCAAAACAAAAAAGGGATCATCAAAAGCTCAAGAAGAGTTATTAAAAGTATTTAGCAACTTCTTGACCAAGTATGTATCATTATTGTACTATGGTAAATTTAATTTAAACGACTATGACATCAGGAGATTTATCTCTCTTTTCATAAAGGATCCATCAACGCGCTTTGCCCTAATGAAAAATAAAATGAATAGTCATAATCTAAAGGTTATTAATGAGTGCATGAGGGGAATTCATTATATGACAAAAAGATATGGAGACGAAGAGGATATCAGGCAGACCGTCTATATGACATTCTTTCAATGCATATACAGATATGAAAGAAAGGATTCTGCCAAAGGGCCGATTCCATTTAGTGGATTTTTATATAGTTATTTTTTCTACCTGCTAAAGAAAAACGTAGACACATTCTTAATAGATCAGTTAGGTAGAAAAACATTCCCACTCTTAGACGACGACGCAACAAATGACGAAGGGGATGAAAACTTTGTTATTGGCTTTAAGGCTGACCCAATTGAGCACAGCATGGAAGAGCTCTTGGCTACCGATTCAATTGATGAATTTTGGGTTCTAGGCGACAAAGCACAGCCCCCCTTTGATAGACTGTCTGTGCAGGAAAGGCAGCTACTAAAGTGGAGATACGCTGATCTGAAAAGATCTAGTCAAATATCACTCATCATTAATGAGCATCCAAATACTGTAAGAGAACACATAAATAAAATAAAGCAAAAAGTAAAAGAAATAATGAAAGAAGAAAACATGGAAGAACTTTTCTTCCTATTCAAAACGGAGACGGAATGAATTCATACTCTTTAGAAAAATTACAGGAACTTCTTGAAAACTTTCTTGGTCCTCAACTAAAAGAAGTTATAGACGCGTACACTAATAACGATAACAATTACAGATACTTTATTGAAATACCAGAAACAGACATTGTAGATCTTGGTATAGAAAAAATAGCATCCCTGGTTGCCAGAACCTCCAACGTCTATGGTCGCTCCGCACGCTTCGCCGGGATAGCTAGAGCACAGTACAAGATACTAGAAGGCAAATATAAAAAGATATATAAGTCCAATAGAGTTGGAAAAAATGAAGCTGAGCGTGAAGCTGCTGCCATGGACGCAGCAGAGGACGAGTACTTTGCCCTAGTTACTTGCGAAGCTATTGTTTCCCTGGCCGAAGCAATGGAAGCCTCTGCTAGAATAGCATCTGAGTCCGCTAGAAAAATAATGGACAAAGTCCAGTCAATGCAAATAGCAGCATATAGGGAAGACAAAGGATCTTATTTGGATTCAGATTTTAGCACCTACTAAAAGTTAAAAGGATATTATATGTTTATCGGTTACTATAAGAGTGTCAATTCTTCTAAGGAATTTTATTCCACTAAAAGAGAAGATCTAAATTTCCCCATGCAAGTCGAGTACAAGGGGGATAGATATCTTCTTGGAAAGACTATTCAGGTTACTCTAAGCGGAGAGAAGAACCTCAAAGAAACTGCCTCTAGGCACGGGATAGAATGCGACGTTAAGATAGATCCAAACACCATCAGCTAAGTAAGTATTATTAATAAAAGATTGGTGTTTAATATCATGAACATAGAGGTATTTTGCGATGGCGCATCTAGAGGACAAGGGCAAAAAAAGTTTGGTGAAGCAGCTTGCTCTGCTGTGGTCTATAAGAATAGAAAAAAGATTGCACAATTTGCTAGAGGATTAGGTCCCAGGACCAATAACGAAGCAGAATACGAAGCCGTAATAGCCGGACTATTGATATGCTCAATGGCAGACTTGGTGGATCCGATAATATATACAGACTCTGCCGTTGTGGCAAACCAGGTCAATGGTAGATGGAAGTGCAAAAACGATGCGCTCATACCACTATTAATGACCATTGAAGAAATAAGAGATGAATTTAATTTTAGGGTAGTACAGGTCAAAAGATCTTTTGTGTGGGAGCCTGACGCTCTAGCAAACGCATTTTTAAATGGATTAGAGATAAGAAAAGAACACATTAGTAGATCCTAAGTGCTATAATGTACGTATGAATAAAAAATATTACAAAGATTACCCTATAGTTATTGGCCTAGCTGGCAAAGCTGCCACTGGAAAAACTTCAGTAGCAGAAAAAATTGTGCCAAAAGCTCAAATAAATAGCGTTAGCAACCACATAGTCTGGGATCATATCTTTTTTGCTCTCCCGTTATATGAGTTAGCTTCAGTAAAAAAGAATACACTTGGTATCCGCCAAAAGGATAGACAACTTTTTTCTATACACGAAATTGTTTATGATATCTTTGGATCCAATGCCATTGGTTCCATCCCTTCATATGAGGCTTTCACAAAGCTAGTCAATGATATATACGAACTTCCGATAGAGGAAGAGGGGATCAAGCCGAGAACATTCCTACAGAAGGCTGGAGACCTATGCCGTCAGCATGATGAGCAATGCTTCGCTAAGTGGGGCGTGTTAAAGTCAAATAGAATATATAGGGAGTACATGAAAAGTCCCGAGTATGTAGATAATGATAATCCCTTGTGTGTTATAATATCGGATGTTAGATTTGAGAACGAGGCAAAGTCTATACTCAAGCAACCAAATGGCATGATAATATGCTACGAGGCTTCTGAGGATATTAGGGAGGAACGAATGATGAAAAGAGACGGATATAAAATGACATCTGCTCAAATGAATCATAAATCCGAACAAGAGATAGATCTAGTCAAGGACATGGCATCAGCTATTATCAATACTGATAACCTAACAATAGAAGAGCAAACCGCAGAAACAATTAAGATTGTACAATCCCTTACGGACGTATATGCCTAAGATAACAAAAACAGCAATGGAGCAGTCAATTGACTCTCCCATAGACCAGGTGGTGAATATTTTGAGTTCAGAAATATCTATTTCAACTAATCCAGTATTTATATGTGGAGTAAATAGAAAGATTAATATTGGTAATTTTGAAAACATAGACGTCTATGCTGGAATTACCTTGCCCTTAAATGATGTTTCCTTGGAAGATAAAGATAAACTAACTGAGATCATAGAAGCTGCAGCTTCCTATGGCTTTTCAATTGTCTCAAAAGAGACTGGCGAAAGATATCAGTTAATCAAAGAATCTCAACAAGGTAAATAATAAATAAAAGTTAGCTAACATACCAAAAAAGGACAAAAACAATGATAAAACTAATTAAAAAAATAGCAAGAAAAATACTATTTAAAAAGTCACCTGCAAAACTTGGTGGATATGATTTAGATGACAAAGCCAATGTCAAGGAAGATAAGCCGATTATATGGACAACTCCTACTACCTCGGTGAATTCTAAGGCTGCAGACATTAAGATCACACCCAGTGACCCATCTAAGGCATCCCCAGTTGCTAAGGCTGCGCCTTCAGTGGATAAAGTACCACAAAAGAAAAAGGCCGGAAGACCAAAGGGTGGGTCAACATCTAGCAAGAGCAACGCTCAAGTCCCTAAGAAGTCTCCACCAAATAAAAAGTAATATATTACAAACAAAATTGAGAGGCGCTGCCTCTCTTTTTTGCTATATGGGATTACTATACATATTACACTATTATACAAGGTAGGTCATCATGGCTAAGGATAAAGGGTGGGGAAGTAAAACTTCTTCAGAAAAAAATCAATATAAATATCTCAAAGACGCAGTAATGAATGTCCAAGATTTCCCAAAGACAGATACTAAGTATTCAGATCATTGGAAAAACGCTAAAAAGCAGAAGTAATCATGGCTTTTAAAAAGTCAATTTACATTAGTGGTCCTCGCATGGGTACAAATAACCAAAAAAGCAATGGTCCAGTTCTAGGCAAAAAACGTAAAGCTAGAAAGAAAAAATAATGGCGGCAAAAAAAGATTCACGATTAACTAAAGCTGGAGTTTCTGGTTACAATAAACCCAAGCGGACACCTAGCCACCCCACTAAGTCACATGTAGTTGTGGCTAAGTCCGGGGATAAAGTTAAAACCATTCGCTTTGGACAGCAAGGTGTATCTGGATCTCCTGCGAAAAAGGGCGAATCTGCATCGGACGCAGCAAGAAGAAAGTCCTTTAAAGCACGACACGCTGCAAACATTGCCAAGGGTAAGCTTTCTGCTGCCTTTTGGGCCAATAAAGTGAAATGGTGAACCATGTCAGCTTTTTGGTCTACAATCATTTCAGCTGTAATTTTGGGGCCACTAGTTGTACTCATTCAAAGAAGTCGTAAAGAAAATAAAAGTGATCATAACACAGTAGCTTCTGTCTTACTAGAGGTCAAGGATCAAATCATTGATCTTCATTCAAAAATAGATCACGTAGATGAGCAGGTCGACAAGGTTGACGATCAAATGCAGGGTCACATGATGTGGCATTATAAGAAATCTACCGAAGGAAAGAAGAAAGTAGAGGGGGTGTAATTATGGCAATGATGAAAAAGAAAGCTGCGGGTTCCAAGAAAATGGGTGCTCCGAAAAAAATGAACGGCTCAAAGAAAATGAGTGGTTCTAAGAAAATGGGCACCAAAAAAATGTACTGAAATTAATTTTCAGTCTTAGTTTAAGACAAAGGAATAAAATTATGGCAATGATGAAAAAGAAAGCAGCTGCACCTAAGAAGACAGCTTCAAAAAAGACAGCTGGTCTTACAGCGGCACAAAAGAAACTTCCACCTTTTATCCAGGCTGCAATAGCTAAGAAAAAGAAGAAGATGTAATTTAATCACTTCGATTAAAAAGGGCTATGGCTACATGTCATAGCCCTTTTTTTATTTATATCATTACTATATCTCCCGCGGACAAGTTAAAAAATTGAGGGAGATATGTCTAAATTCAAAAATATTTTATCAGTATTGCTAATAACAATAGGTATTGGATTGTTTTTAAATCCAGTTAGTAACTCATCAGTAGCATTGGCTACTAGTGGCGGTGGTGGACCAATCGTATTAGATGGAATGGATCCAGTTTGTCACTCTGGATGGGAAAGTACTGGACAATATATAGCCAAGGTTCTTAAAAAGGTACATGATGGTGCGCGAAATCTAAACAATGGCCATATTGCAATTGTCGGATCTAACGCAACAACCACTTCATGTGGGGCTAACTGGGCCAGTCAATTAAGTGCACAGTTTTTAGTTGAATTTCCCACTGCTCCTATAATTGATTTTTATATTACAGATTCACAAATAAGCAATTTTTTTAGTACTACAATTACGTCTAATCCTCCAGCTGTATTATGGATACCAGATAACTGGAGTCGTTCATCCGGCACTGAAGCAATATTTACAGCCAATGCAGAAAAGATAGCTGACTTTGTTAATGGTGGTGGCGGTCTGTTTGCAAATATGGGATCGTACGGTTGGCTGACTGCACTTTTACCTGGCGCTATCTATAATAATGGAGGGTGCAATGGTGGACCAGAAGCTACAACTGATGGGGTAAATGATTTTGGTTTAACAAATACACTTGTAGCTGCGTGCTGGCATGGGTATTTCACCGGCAATGTAGGAACATTAAAGACTCTTGTCGACTACCCATATCCAGAAGCATCCGACTCTAGAAAGGCTGTTTCCATTGGAGGTGGCAGTGTATCTCTTCCTAGTTCTTTTGTACTATCATATAGTCCTGCAACCCCTCGTGCAGGTGAGCCAATTACTATTACAGCAACGGCTCAAACTTTAGCTGGAGTACCACAGTCTGGAGTCACAGTATCAATGACAGTTTTCTCTGGTCCAGATTTAGGGCAAACCTTTACCGCAACAACTGATGCAAGTGGTATAGCTAACATCACTGTCAACACGGCATCGCAGGGCACGGCAGTTTATACCGCTAGTGCAACGGTTAATGGTGTAGTTAAAGTTGTCTCAATTACGGTTTTATGGGATGCGCCAGCGCCTACTACGACTATTGTAACAACGACGATTACTCCCACTACTATCCCCCTAACTACAGTTCCCGAAACAACTACAACTCAAGCCCCTATCGTAACTGAACCCGAAACTACAACTACTATTATGAATGTTACAACAGTGCCACAAATAATCGTGGAGGAAACCACAACAACAGTTCACGACCACAGTAGTCATGATCATGGGTCACAAGATACTCCGCAGAGCCCACTTCCAACGACAGGGCAAGACGGTAGTTCATCTATGAGTATCGGCGCGTTTTTGATTACTATAGGTATAGCAATATTTATATTGAATCGAAGGACTAGAAAATATGGCAAAGCCAGTTGATAAAAAATGGATTCAAAAAGCCATTAAAAGACCTGGGGCATTTACAGCTAAAGCTAAAAAAGCTGGTAAAACTCCAGCAGGCTTTGCTGCAACAGTTACAAAAAACCCAGGTAGATACAGTAAACTAACTGTACAGCAGGCAAATTTTGCTAAGACTTTGAAAAAAATAACAAATAAAAATAAGAAAAAGTAACAGGAGATTAATAGATGAGTCAGTACCCTTACATAAAACTAGTCGTCCCAACTGCTCTTAAGCAGTACAAAAATGGCCAATTAGCCGAAAGCGTCCTCGCTTCAGTAAAAACTGGAGGAAAAATGTATGCACCAGTCGCAGCACAATTCAATAAGATGTACGACGCTGCTATTGCTGCAGGCTTTAAGTTAAAGAATGTTGGG